AGCTACAGCCGCTCCTCGCTGACGCTCGGAGCAGCGCTGGGGACTTCTAGACACTGCCACAAGGGCCGATTACAAACCGAAGGGTTTACGGCGCTCGGCGCAAGGCCTCGCGCCTCTGACGTCTCGTATGTTGTATAAAGTATTCTTTTATTACATTTCAATGAGCTCAATCCGTCTCATCAAAGCAGGAGTTTGTACATGAGGTTCTCCATTCTCTGAAAACACACTTTCAGGATGGAAGTTTGAAGTTACAATAAAATTACAAACATATAATGGGACCATATCACCTTTAGTTTCCACAAAACATTTATAACGATCAAACCAACGCAGTAAATGATTAATATCAATTCCTTTTGGGCCAAAGTCATCAATAATGCAATCTTTCTCTAACATGTATCCGGTCCACCATTTGGTCCTTGGCTCTTTAATATAAGCCTCCGGCAATTCTTCATGGGCGAGTCTTGACTTCCCAACTCCTGGAGCACCATAGATCCATCGAACACGAATGTCTGGCCTTGAGACTGCTGGGGCATGTCCAAGGGAATTTCGGAGTAAGGTGTGCCTTGACCACCAGTATACTCCGGGGTTGTCATCAGCGAATTTATCCAATCCAGATCGTCCTGCATCAAAGGCTGATCTCCACTCTCCAGCAAGCTGGTCTCTATTCTTTCTCTCTTTTTGGATTTCTCTACCTCCAGGGCAGACTCCATCTTCAACAAAATCTCCTCCTTTAGAGCAGTAAACTCTGTTATGAGCGCCACCTCCTTTTGCGACTTCATAATGTCCTCTTCCAGACAATTGATTTTTAACTTCAATGAGGCTATGACTGATTGTGAATGAGCAATATCCTTGAAGATGCGGCGTTCCCGAGTCGCCAATCTCTTTTCCGACAATAAAGTATTTGGTTGAAGCCCTAAGGCATCGCAATACTCCTTGATACTCTTCATCGGAATAATTATTTATTGTAAAACACCAGTTTTTAGCTTTTGGAATTCGAGGCATATTGAAACACACAAATAAAACTTTCATTTATATAGGGGGGGAGGTACATAGATCGGGGGATAGGTAATACTGGAACTATCCCCCGATTATTATTTAATTACAAATACATAACGTGCACGCAATTACACAGCATCAGCGACAAATGACATATTATAATATTGAGTATATGAAAACGTCCTAGCAGAAGCTACGTCAACATTTCCTAATATTAAAACCCAGACGAATTGGTTGCGTGAGTTGATGTAGTCAGAAGGATCAATCAGAGAAGGCTTCAAACGATACTCAATCAATGACGTGTCTGCATCTCGTAGAAGGAAATCTTTTCTGTAAACAATTCTACCAACAGCCGTAGGGAAATCTTGTATATACGAAGGATCCCAACCGGTGTAAACTGTTGCAGGCCACACAGCACTAGTATACAATTTACTAGTTTTAACCAAATATACAGTTCCATGAAGGGTGTTCTGATTAGAAGCAGTAGTATCAAACGTATTAACTAATCGTAACCCTAATTTACCACCACGAACAGTGAACTTCCCAGTGAATACAGGTAAGCTTTGTCCACCATCCGGATTCACAGCACCACCAGCAGCTACATAAAAATTATTTGAATTGATACGCATAGCATCAAACCCAGTTACCGTCATCGTCGTTGTTGTAGCGGGGGTGTTAGCAGTTGAAGAACCAGCAAGAAGAGTTCTATAATGATCTTTCTGTAACGAATTATTCCAAAGCATAGAACGCCATCGGCTGCGCCTAATCTTACGAGAACGAAATCTAAGGCCTCCTCCAGTACCATTCTGCGACGTCCAGTTAGTAGTCTTCCTTCCATAGGACAATCTTCTTCTCTTGAATGGCCGAACAGCATATCCAGACCGCTTTCTCTTGAAACCTGCAGATGGACGTGTCGTATGTCTTCCTCTAACCATATTTTGTATATCTATTATTCAGTTGGATGTTATCTTAAATAGGGATGTTGTTGCCCCAGCTACAGCCGCTCCTCGCTGACGCTCGGAGCAGCGCTGGGGACTTCTAGACACTGCCACAAGGGCCGATTACAAACCGAAGGGTTTACGGCGCTCGGCGCAAGGCCTCGCGCCTCTGACG